CACTTAGTCTTCCTTATTTAAATTAAGTGTTTCTTTTACTTTCTTAGCTTGTTTCTTTTGTTGAGCTGTTAATAAATAGCTACGAGCAGCAACATCAGCTATACGTTCTGATGTAAAATGTCCATCTAATGAGTGAGGTAGTTCACCACCACTTCCAAATTGAAACTTAAGATGAGCAGTAGTAGGACAAATAAACAACTGTAATTCTTTGCCACCTTCTGTTTCATATGTTTTAATAACTTTCATCTTTATTTCTTCTTTCTTATTTTGTCTTGTACTTCAGCAGGATTACCATTTTTAGGAGCTTCTTTAATAGTACGTACTCGTTCTTGGTTATCTTCTATTACTTCTTTAGTTTTATTTCTAGAATCTTCTTCATATTCACCAAAGTTATCAAGAATGTCTTGTAATTGTTTTTTAGTTAATCCATTAGGTTTTTTATTATCTTGAGCCATATTAATATCCTTGTTTTTTAGGTTTACCCATTTTCTTCATTGGTTTCTTTTTAGGCATAGTTTTCTTTTTCATAGGTTTCATAGTTTTTTTACCTTTCTTAGTTGATTTACCATATTGTTCTTTATGAACAAATGATTGAGTGTTGCTCGTTAATTGACTCATTAGTAGTTAGGTTTTCCTTTAATACCTGGTTTACGACCATAGTTTCCAAATGTAATACCATTCTTTAATCTCCAAGCTTCTTGACTCATTCTACGTTTTTGAGATATAGATGCTTGTTCAGCTTTAGGATTAGGCATTTGTTTTAATGTAAGGAAACAATTTGATTTAGCTTCTGCTAGTAAATATGTAAACATTTGTACAGGAAGATCAGGAGTAAATGAATCAGATAATGTAAATGCTACAGATCGTTTACCTTGTGCTTTAGTTTTAGTAGCAACTAATGTAGAATCTACAACACTATCATAAGCATCAAATACTAACATTTCATCGTCAAAAGATGTAAAGTAGTTAGGACCTTGATCATTATAAATATTTAAAGTAATACCAGTAGTATCTGTAACTACAGTAACATCAGAAGCAGAGCTATCTCTTTGATCTACAATATACATAAAGTCTTCAGGTGTTTTATAAATAATTTCTTTATATTTATCTTTAGTATCTGTTGACTTACGACAATTATATTTTATCCATTTAAGATCAATAATATCGTCAGGTAATGACATATGAGTAGGTCTACTTGCTGTGCCTGATGCTTCTAATTGAAATAACTCATATAAAAACGGCATATCACGACCATCTATAATATTATAGTAAGTTGATTTAATAAGTTGAGCTACTTGAGTGGCTTCTTGAGTATCATTAATACTATTAATTTCATCAGAATCCATGTCTGACATAATGTCTTGTACCATTTCAAGTAGTGTCATTTTAGCCATAATTTATTCCTAGTCTAAGAAGAGAGCTACTAACCCTGCTTCAGTTGGAGTAATATTCTGTCCTGAAGAAGTACCATCTCCTCCTACATGGATAGATAATAATTGTCCTGCAGTAGCATCTACTGTACCTGTAGATGATAATGTTAATTTGTCAGCACCATTAGTAGGTTTAGATACAGAGCTTGTTCTAGAGCTTGTTGTACCATCTAAAGCAAATTTAAAGTTATAGTCTGAACCTTGAGCAATAGCTGTTGTTGTAAAGTTAATCCAAAAAGTAATTAAGTAATGTCCTGCTTGATTAAGAGTAATAGTACCATTTCCTGCAGTAACAGTAAGGATGTCTTCATTACCTGAAGCAGTCCATTCACCACTTGGATTAAGAATTGTATAAGCAGACGAACCTGCTAATGTATGAGCAGTTGCTCCACTTGTAATATAAAGTTCAGCATGAGGTTTAGCAGGAGGATATTCCCATGTACCTGAGCCTGATCCATTAGAAATATATACTTTACCACTTGTAGCTGCGGCTACACCTTTAGGTTCGTGTATATCAGGATCTGTGATAGTATTGTGTTGTATTGTCATAAATATATATTCCTAAAAGATTAGGAGGGGACACAAAGTCCCCTATCCTAATTAAGCTTTCGTATATTCTACGATAAGTCTACCTGCACCTGCAGTTAAGTCATCTACGTTAGGAGCAACAACAACTTCACCTGCTACTGCACCAATAGAAGCACCAACTAAAGCACCTGTGCCATCAACAACTGTACCAACGTCTGCTGCATCTTCAATAGCTGTGTCAACTAAGTTAACTGCTGTTAAAAGACCATCAGCATCAATAACGTTGCCGTCTTTGTCATTAAGACCTACTAATAAATCAGTAGTTCCTGAAGTAGAAGTCCATGGAGAATCTACAATAAATTTAGCAGAAAGAATTCTAGCATTAGCAGGAATAGAATATTCCAATGCAGAAGTACTTTCGCCTGGTAAATCGTCATATGTAAACTCCCACTCTACTGTTTTAACAGAAGTTTTAGTTCCATATTCACCACCATATTTTTTAGTAGTTTCTCTAGCACCATAGTGATTAGTTACACCACGTTTTGCATCAATTTCGTATGTCATGTCTAATCTCCTTAGTAATTAGATGGATGTGTTAAAATTACACCCAATGTGTCAACACGTTGAGCACCAAAACCAAAGCGAGAAGTAACTTGATACTTGTCAGCTCTTTCTTCGTTGTCTCTCCAACCTTCTGTTTTTGGAGCACGTCTCCATGCGTGCATAATTGGCTTACATGAATCGTCAGCCACACACATAAATACGTTTGCTTTATCACCAACTGCAGCAGTTTCTGATGTTAAGCCATAAGAAGAAGCATTAATAGCTTCAGCAGCAGTTAATGTAGGTAAGAAGTTAGAAGTATAAATGTCGAAACCAAAGATGTTTTTAACAAATTTATGGTCACGAGCAAAACCTTCTGTAACAATACCTTCAAACATTGGGTTGTTAGATACGTTTACTAAGTTTTGTAAACTGTTTAATGTTGCTTCAACAACTGGATCAACGATAGCAATACGACCACCTGCAGGAACATTAGCTTTATCGAAAGCTAATTTCATAGCGATGAAGTCGTTTAGTGTTATTGTTCTAGCGTTAGCAGCAGCAGAACCTACGAAACGGTGAGGACGACCATTAACTAAGTTTAAGTTAGCAGCAGTCTGAGCACTGTTAGATGCAGCTAAGTATTTAGTTTCGTGGTTTTCACCTAATGCACGTGTAGATTCCATAGCTCTCATAGACATTAATGTGTCTACTTGATTACCATCTTCACGTAAGTCATCAGATACTTTCCAAGCATCACCAACATAGTCAGTGATAGCAAGTGTTAAGTTACCTGTGTCGATTGGTGAGAAGTTAAGAGGTGTATCTTCAGCAGCATCTTGAAGTGTTACAGTACCTACTGTTTTGATGTTAAGAGTTGTACCTGAACCAAAGTCTGTTACGTCTCTCCACATACCTTCAGGAAGTAGATAGTCATGTAAGTTTTCAAGGATGAACTGAGAATACTGTTGCGATTCAATGAACGCAGTTGTATTACTTGTTAATTGTGCCATTTAAGACTCCTTGTTAATTATTTAATTGACGTTTTACTTTTTCACCTGCAGCTTTCCAAGCAGCTAACATATCTTTAGTAGAAGCACCTTTAGGTACTCTAGCAGATAGTTCATCTGTACTTTGTTTGCTTAAAGTTTCTGTATTAACAGTACTTTGTGGTTTTGCAACAGATGTTGGCTTGTTTTCAAAACCTGCTAACTTAAGTACAACATTTGGAGATGTTGCAGATAAAGTATGTAATTGATCTAATGTCATACCTGCTTCTTTTGCTAAAGTATTATAAACAGCTTCAGCTTGACTACCATACTTCTCAGTAAACTTGTCAGCTACTGTTTTAGCATTGGTTTGTGCTTTAGTCTGTTGTTCTCTTTGTGCAATCGTTGCATTGACTAGATCCATGATTCTATCTTGGTTTATTTCACCTTGAGAGGTGGTAGCCTCTTGTGGTTGAATACCAGACTTTATTTCATCCAGTAACTCTTCTGTAGTTCTACGTTTAGATAGTTCCTCTTTCAATTGAGCCATTTCAGTTTCTAACGTCTGAATATGCTCTTGAGCATGAGGTACAGATCTTAACGCATCTTCTGCAGATTTGTACTTTTTACCTTCGCCTACAAACTCTTGAGCTTCTGTCGGTATCTCAAAAGCTTTAGCTTGGGTATCTTGTTGCTGAGTCTCTTGGGTAGTTGACTCAACAGGTTGTTCTTGTTGTTCTTGTGTTACTTGCTCTTCAGCCATTATTTTTCTCCTTGGTCAGGAATAAGATTATATAGTTTAGAAAAAGCTTTTTGAATACCTAATTGATAAGCTTGGTACTGAGCCCAAGCAGGTTTATCAAAAGTATCTTCATCAATTGCTTTTCTTTGAGCAAGTAGAATTTGCTCTTGACAGTAAGCTTTAAGCTCTTCAAACACTTGTTGTTTTGTTAAGCTTTTAGCTTTATCTGATTTTAAATCCATATATAATTATTCTAACATAATTGATTAAAAAAGTCAAGGTTTAAATTAACCCTGCTCCCTGCAAGACAGACTCGTTAAGGTCGTCTTCAATAGGTTCTTGAGCCTGCATCTGAGCTTCTTGTTGAGCAGACATAGCTAACTTCTGTGATTCAGCATTTTCAAAGATAGCTGCGTTGTCTTTAATAAACTCGTAAGCTTCAAAACCCATATATTCTTCCACCATCTTAGCTAGTTGTTTAGCTGAGATATGTGGTGAAATCATTTGTCCAATAGGACTATTAAACAATCCTATAATATTCTGTACTAATTGTGCTCTAGCAGCATAGTGTCTAGCACCAATAGGACGTAGTTTACCTTTAGCTGTAATATCTTCTTTAGTAATAGATATAAAGTCAGCTACACCTAAGTCGTTATCCATAACTTTAGCAATTTCTGCTACATCTAAGTTACGTCTAGCTGTTTCAAGCATTGTATTTAAAATAGGTTCAATAAATTCTATTTCAAACTTATTAACTTTGTTTTGGAAGATACGACCTGCAGCATTTTGTAACTGTTGTACTTCAAATGCTGTTTTCTCACCAGGACTACGGATACCCATAGCTTCTCTAGGAGCACCTGCCATTTCTTCCATAAGTTGTAATAACATACCTATTTCATTATTAACTTGGAACGCAGCAGGGTTAGGTGGCATCATATCTACATCACCATCTTCAGGGATATGAATAGTTGATTCAGGACCCCATTCAAATGGCTCTACGTCACCTTTGATTCTAATTGGTGGATGTATAGTTAAATCTAGTGCATCTGCTTTTAAGTTTTCTAAATGGTCTACTCGATATTGCATACCTACTAAGTTATCTAGTGGACCCATCGCATATAAGTTGTCAGGACGATCTCTCCAACCTACATGATGTTTATTATCTTTACCTAAGTAAGAAGGATTCTCTACATTACGTAATACATAACTACGATCTACAATAGTAATAATTCTGTTTTCTAGTAGTTCATCGTCATGTTCACTATAAATAGTTCCTTCAAATTCTAGTATTTCTACTAAACCTGATTGGTAGTATTCTTGTAAAGAACCAAAACCATCAATATGATAAGCTTCTGCTTTGTTAATATCCTCTAATCTAAACTGACTAATGTTACGTCTTACATCCATAGACTTATTAAAAGAGTCTACGTTATATTGTAAGTCAGGTCGTTTATCAATATCTAACTTAAGTTCGCCAACTGTTTTAACATATCTTGTAAATTTAGGAGTATCTTTAAACGCTTTAGCAGTAGGATTAAAGATAATATCAAATGGTGATATTCTTTCGAGTTTAGGACCATTGTATGTTACTACATCTTCTCCTGTAACAGGATCAACGTGTTTTTCTGTAACATAATTAACTTCAGCAAAAGCATTACCATAGTCAATGTAGTCATAGACTAATTGTGCAATTGTTTCTCTAAAACCTGATTCTTTTAGTTTAGTTTTAAGATAAGCTTCAATAGCTTTACGTTTTGATTTAACTGAATCATCAAGGGAAGCTCCTTCCCACTTCATCCAATTATCGTTTGGAAACAACGCATCCATATAGTTAGCATGAAGGTTGTCTCGTATTTGAGTAAGCTTAGGCAGAGTAGTTTTATTCTTCCAAGGAAGTTTTGAATTAGTTGTTTTAGTTGTATCAGTTGCAAATAAATAATTCCTTAGTTCTCGCCATTCTTCTTCTTTGTCTTGTCTTTGAATCCACCAATTGTTATAGAGATGTCCTAGCTGTCTTGCTAAGTTTTCTCTAGCTAACATTTGTTTGATTTCTGCTACTTTTCCTGCCATAATAGTTTCCTTAGTAAGTTACTCCACCAAAACGAGAGTGTGTTTGTATTCGATTAGTCATACTAATTACATTACTTCTACCTTTTGGTACAATAGATATTGCTATTGCATTAGCTAGTGCATCTTTAATATCATCATGAGGTGGATGCCTTTGTGTAAGTTCTTCTTCTAAAGGTTGACAATTACCACCTTTATAATGCCATATTTGTTGATTATCATATTTAGGTTCTAAGATAGCACTAATACGTTGACGTTTGTCTCCCATGTGTCTAGTAGGTCTATACTCATCAATAGCTAGTGGTATGCCATTAGGTCGTAAATAACTATCTTTTAACTCTTTAACAATTAATTGTTGAGCTACAGTAATCTCTGCACGTAGTTTTCTAAAACCCCATTTCTCCCAAGCTCGTAGTATGTGATCATAGTAGTCAACAATCTTATCAGTTTTAAAACGATCTATATCAAGAATATAGTAATTAGCTTGATTATCAACTCCAATAACAACAAGAGCAGTGTAGTCAGCTTTTTTACGTAAACTAAAAGCAAAGTCAATTGCAGCATATACATTTAATTTACGATCTCTAATTACCCAATCACCTTCTTTGTTTTGTAGTATAGAACGATCATAGTATTGAAAGTCGTCAGCACTTAAATTAGCTGTTTCTTTACTATTAGGATCATTATAATACTGAGCATAAAATTGTGTTTGGTCTACATATTTAGCTCTAATACGTGCTAGTTCTTGTAAATCAAATCCAAATGCTTTACCATCTTTACGTTTTTGTTTAGCCCAAAGAAACTCTCCATCTGTTTCTACAACTCGTTGAAATAACTCGTATACAGGTTCTTCTGAAATCATCTCTCCATTATCATCATAGATAGACTCTTTCATATTTACCATAGTATCATAAATATCTCGAGGATGATAACGAGTCCCAACAACCCATTCAAAAGCACCAGGGTTTTCAATGGAAGCTAATTGGCTATATGCTGCTGCAACTTTATCTCGTCCTTCTTCAGAATAAGCATTACCTGGTACAACAATATCATCAAGCACCACAACATCAGCATGGAAACCAGTAGTATTACTGGTAAGCCCAACTGCTTTAACGCTAGCATCTCGTACTCCTTCTTCTTTTCGTCTAGGATGATCAACAGCTATTTCAGCTACTGCCCATTTTTCTCTTTTACCTTCTTCAGGGTGTATCATTTCAGACCAGTAACGTCTATAAATAGGACTATCTATAATGTTTTTAATCTGATATAACTGTTTTTCTGCTAAGTCTGCTGTAGCTGATACATATAGTATACTTGTTTCAGGATGTTTAGTAAGCCACCAAGCAGTACGATAAGCGATTAGTTTAGACTTCATATGCCCACGAGGAAGTAATACTAATTGGTTTTGTTTAGCATCTTGTCTAGTCCACCAACTTATTAACTCTTCATGTACTGCACCCATCATAAGATGGGGAGCTACAAGTCGTATAAAAGTCAACAGATCGTGTTCTGCTGCTTCTCTAATTTGGTCTAATTGACTCATTTCTTTTTACCAAAGATCCTGTCATAGTTTTCATCAAACTTCTTTTTATCTGTAGGTCTTTGTTGACTACCTTTACTCATTTTATTTCTTTCTATATTTAGCTGTTTTCTTTGCTACTTTTTTAGGTTGTGCTACAAATTGTTTACCTTTAGCATTACCTTTAGCTTTAGCTGCATTAGTAGCCTTCTTTTCAGCAGGGCTTAGTGCTTTCCAAGCTGCATCAGGTAAATATCTTTTCTTACCTTTACTTGGAGTACCATCAGATGTTCTCCACTTCTGTTTAGTCCAAGCTTTTAAACTCTTTTGTGATTTAGCTAATGCCATTATTTATAGCCTCCACCTTTAGCTTTGTATTGTTTAGCTAACATTTGTGCTTTACGAGCTGACCACTGACCAGGTTTACCACCTTTACTACCTGCTTTAATCTTATTAAAAAGAGCTTTACGCATAGTAGGTTTAGTATAATTACCTGCTTTGTTTACTGTGCTTTTCTTTTTAGTAGCTACCATTTTACTTTATGACTCCAGTATCTAGCACTCATTTTATCTGGGCTAGAGTCTTGAGCATTATGTCGTGCATAGTAAGATTTCTTACGTGCCTTATCTTTAGCAGATGTAGGATTCTTACCTGCTCCTTTTACACCTTGTTGACCAAAACGTATTAGTTTAGTTTTATCTCCTACCTTAGCTACTACTACATGAGATTTCTTAGGATGATTAGGAGTACGTTTAGGTTTATTATATCCTGATACTCCTGCTCTAACTAATTTAGGATCTTTCTTACTAGCCATAAAAATGTACTCCTTCTTTGTTTATAATTAAAACCTGTCGTTCAGGTTGTTCTCCTTCTTTAGGAAATGATATATGTATCCAAGAGTCATACTCTAATATTAACTGGTCAAACTCAATAGAAGAATCTGCTAATACTTCAAATACTCGTCCAACATTATTGTACCTATCACAAGTAAAATCAGCAGCAAGACCAAGTATGTGTCTACTTGTTCGTTTTGATCCCAAACGATCATTGAGATCCTGACACCTAAAACCACTGCTAATATTAATAGGGTTATTATCAAGCTTAGTCCTAACATCTTCTAATCCTTTTGCTAAAGTTTTTAGATTCTCTAGTTGTTCTTCGTTAGGAGTGTTATCTATTCCATGTCGTGAAGCTGTTTGAGATCTAGTAAATTCTATTAATGAAAAATGTTCTGATAACTTCATTTAGTTAAGCCTTTACTTTTCTCCCAAGTTCTAAGACCTGCAAGACCAAGCATGGCTAAAGTTAATTCCATTAAAACATCTGTTTGTAATTGTGGTAATACTAAATTAATGCCTTGTAGTGCAAGCACCCACTGAGCCACTGGGGAGACAACAAACACCCAAGCAAAACCAAACCCACTGCACCACCCAAGGAAAGGACGCCAACCACTAACGAAAACACTGCGATGGCTAGCTTCGATTTTATTCGTTTCAGCCTGAGTGAGATTAATCTTAGCTGCATTATCAATAAGAGCTTTTTCAATTTCTTGTTTGGCTTTTTGTTTTGCATTGTTGTCTGGTATAACTTTGTCTAATACAGTTCCTATTAATGGTAAAATAGCGTTAATCATTTGTTCTCCATACAGAAGTCATAGCTAAACATAATAAACCTGCTCCTATACCTGTAACTACTGCTTCTGTTGTTGGTCCACCAAAACCTGATGGATGTAATATAAAATCTGCAATAGCTGTAAAAAATCCAATAACTCCTGCCATAGCAAACTTACTTTTTGTAATGTGTTCTTTATCTATTAATATAAATAAAATTGTAGCTAATGAAGCTACTGTTCCTACTTGTAATGCTTTTTGCCAATGACCAAGTGTCATAATAAGTAAATTACCTTGAGTCATAGCAACCATACATGAAATAGTTGATTCACTTAATCGTTTAGAAAATACTGATAAGTACTTCTTCACTTAGACACAATCTCCTTCAGTCGTAACGCAGTCTCCTTGAGAACAGTGTACATTTTTATTGTTTTTAATTGTATAGTTTCTTTGAGAGCGTGGAGTGGATCTCGGATAATTTCGTAAGCCACGAGTATCACACAAACTGAAATCAAATGAAGTATTAAACCCATTTTGTTGTCTCCTTAATAATTGACATATTCTACTTAACATTATATATTATGAAGAATAACAGTTATGAATACAGCACCAAAACCTGCTAGTGCTCCCCATATTAATTTGTTTAACATAGTTTCAATACGATCTAAACGTTTGTGTATTGTACTGTAACGTTCTGCACAAAGTCTTTCATGGGCTACTAATTCTTCATGTGGATTCATTATTCACCCCAGTCCTGTGAATTCATTACCTCTATTAATGCTTCTACAGTTGCTACACCTGCAATAGCAGTTTCTAATCTATCACATTCAGTTCTGATAGCATCACGCTTAGTGGTTACATCAGCAGGAATAGCAGTAGTCTTTTCATTTAGTCTTGTAACATACCAATCTGTTTGTGCTAATAGTTTACCTGCTGTGTCTTTTACTTGTTGTTGCATTGTGTATTTAAGACCACGAGTCACTAACTGTTCGTCTGTGTCTACCATGCCACCTTCACCATTGTTAGCAGTAGCATCATACTCTTGAACATAGATTGGGTTACCATCTTCATCTACTGCGTTGACATCTTCCAATGCTTTTGGATTGTTGATATCACCATCCCAGTAGAATCTGTCATCGGCACGAACAGGATCATCTTCCCATGTAATACCGATAGCAGTTCTTTCTGCTTCTGTTGATTTTTGTAACCAATTAGAAGGATACATCACATCACCTACTGTGAATGACCTTCCAATCCTGAGTGTTAAGTTTCCTAATTTATACATAATTACCTCGCTAAAGATTGTTTGAATGGGTTTTCGGCAAATGCCATGTAGATATATGTACTGCCTGATATGTTAGCATCTGTATAAGTATTTCTTTGTTTAAATCCATTAGATAATAAATCTACACCTGAACTCGCTGATGTTCCTTCTGCACCAGCAGCATTTGCATATAGATAATTATCATTTAAATTATACAAACCTCTTGTTTGGTCAAATATAATCCAATTGCTTGTAGAGTTAGTTCTTTTAAACAACACAAACGCAGGTCTAAACCCTGTGTATACAAATGGACCATCAGAAGAACCATTACCTGTGTAAGTTCCTATTTTGCTAAACCCTTCTACAGAATGGAAGCAGTAAGTTACTAATGTTTCACCATTTGCTTCTCCTGCTCCTACTTCAAATGTGGAAGCGTTTGGTAAAGATGCTCCTGAATCTGCTTTTGCATTTGTTAAATTTAAATGTAAATAATCTAATGAACCATCAATAACAGTTGTATATACAAACCAATTTTCTGCATTACTTCTTGATTTTCTGATATACAATTCAGGTGCTTGTGATAATCCATGACCAACTGTGCCTGTTGCTCCAGTGCCAGTAAATGTCACCACACTAAATCCAGATGTTGTATTAGCAGATACAGTCGATGTGATTGTTCCGTCTGTGTTAGATACAGCAGATGAGTCTGAACCTCTCCAGTTCCATGCTACATAAGTTGCATTTAATAAATTATGTGAACCTGCATTACTTTTAATTGTAAATCCATCTGAATCTATGGAAACAAATTTACTTGTTTCATCTGCTTCAGCATTGGTTTTATCTGTCGATAATACATATCCTAAAGTTCTAACAGAATCATAAGTTTGATGTGAATTAGCACCATCTCTGCGTTTTATCCATATCCAGTCAGGACTAAATCCTACACCTGTAATTGGGTGACTTGTTAAATCACCATTACCTGTATAAGTCACTGTATTCATATACTGACTACCATCTTTAATCGTGCTATCAGGTAGGTTATATGTATTTAGTTTTTTATAGCCTGTAGGTGGTGTGTATGCAAATGGTCTTTGACCGAAGTTAACTGCTCCACTAGCAGTTCCTGTTCCACCATCTGCAACAGCAAAAGTAAACTCTCCTGATAATCCAGTATATGCTGTGCCTTGACTAACCCCATTTTTATAAAACTCTAGTGTTCCTGCATCTAAATCTAATGCAATACCAATAACATCATTTACTGTAAATGTAGCACCATAAGAAGTTCCAGAACCACTAGTATATTTTTGTCCATTAGCACTATAATATGCGTATCCAGTAGAGTAAGAATAAAATCCACTAGCATTTGTTGTTGTAGTTTCTGCAATACCTACTGCTACTCCTACACCTAATGATAATGGTGTAAATTCCCAATACCATTTACCAGAAGAAACGGCAATAGTTCCATAAGTTGTTGGCGCTCCTGTAGATGCAGTTAATACTTTTAAGTTTCCTTCACTGACTGTATTACCAGAACCAGAATTTAATGGATTCAATGTAGCAAAGTTACCAGTATCCTCATCTGTTAATGTAGGAACATCGTTCATTACATCATAAGTAGTAGCATTAGATGTTAAGTCAATATTATTTGATGCCCAATGATTGTCATTACCTGATGTATCATCACCAATACCAGATGATAAAGGAGGATTATTATCGCTTAAAGATAAATTACCATTTGCAGTAGTAGTAATATTTCCTGACAAGTCTGCTGTGGATGTGCTTCTTGCTAATAAAATAGTTGTGCCAGAAATGTTCTCAAGATTTGCAGTTGGCGGAGTAAAGTTTCCAGTATATACTGCTGTTCCTTTTACTAAACGATAGTTTGATACTCGACCATTAAAACCACCACCGCCTCCTGCTGATTGCCAGTCGTTAAATAATGATAAGTTATGAGATGTATCTGTCCATAAACTTGC